TTTACTTTTCATTACTATTAATATATTTAAAGATTATTTTTATCAATAAATTAATAATTAAAAAATATTATTAATTTATATAATGGCACAATCTATAAGAAATTCACTAGATAAATCTATTACTTCTAAAAAGTCTCCGTCTCGTATATTATCTCAGTCTCCTAAAATACAATTAGAAACATTAATAAATACACCAATTAATAGTATTGTTAGTAATACTATTTCAAATAAATCTTCATTAGGCAATAAAGCGTCTACAATTGCTTCAAACACAATAGAAGCTGCTTCTTCTATTTTTAGTTTTAAAAATATTTTATTTATTCTTTTAATAATTTTATTATTATCTTTTTTGGGATTTAATATTTTTACTTATTTAAGTAAAGGAACCAATACGGTTACTGACTTTTTGGGTCCTATTTTTTCAACCACGGGTGAAGTAGTTGGTGATACTACCAAAAATATAGTATCTACTGCTTCAACGGGAACACAAGAAATTGTAGAAACTGGTTCTGATGCTACTAAAAAGGTTATTGGTGTTGCTGCCACCGGAACTACATCCAGCGTCGGGTTTTTACAAGACCGTTTAAAAAAAACTGCTTCAGTTGTTAATCCTGAAAATAATAATAAATTTACTGATAACATAAATAATAATAATAATGCTGAACCAGAACCTATTAGAACTTCTTCTTTACAACAGGGATATTGCTTCATTGGTAAAATAAATGATACCCGTCATTGTGCTAAAGTTAATGAACGTACGCAATGTATGTCTGGTGATATTTATCCTACTAGGGATATTTGCGTTAATCCTAATTTAAGAGCCTGATATTAAAGAAATAACAAGTGATATAATAACAACGTGATTATGAAAAAATAATAGTAACGTATAATCCAAATATAGTAATAATAATACCAATAGCACTTTTATAATTAATTATTTGATTGAATAATAAATAGCCTGCAATTAATGTTATTATAATATTTGCATTAATAATTAAATGGGAATAAGCAATATTTGGAGAAATTTTAAAAGTATATGTTTGGATTAATTTACTAGAAATTAGTAGAAGTGTAAAAAAACCAATTAATAAAAAATCTTTTATGCAAATATTATTCGTCAAATCAGTAACAAAATGTTTATCAAATGGAATGTATAATAAAATTAAAAAAGATGCTAACAAAAAAGAACTCATAACAATGGTCTGGACATTACATTTACTATATGCAATATATTTCATTGTAATAACCGACGCAGACGTAATAAAAGAAGATAATATAGAAAAAAAAATCCATGAACTAGTCATTTTTATATTATAAAAATAAATAAATTGGTCATTTTTATAATAATATTAAACAGTCACCAAGAAAGAAAACAAAAAGAAATAATTTTGAAATTTATTTTGTTTTTTATGTCCTTTTAATTCTTTTACGTTGTGTTTTTTTATGTATTTGTTTATCTTGTTGTTTATGTATTTGTTTATGTGGTTGTTTATGTGTTTGTTTATTATTAATTAATTCCAAATATGGTTTAAAAAATTTCAACATATCATTACTGGTTCTATTACCATTATATTCTTTTATTTTTTTACCCCGTTTAAATATCATAATGCTGGGTAATCCTAGTATTGAATTTTTTAACGAAAAGTAATCTATATTATCCAATTGGTTGTAATCTATTTCTAATAATACAGCACGCGTCTTTATTTTCTTTAATTTTTTCTTTAAAATTTGCCATTCTGGTTTCATATTGTTACAATGAATACATGATTTGCTGAATACAGCTATAAAACAAGTATTTTTTTCTAATAGATCTGCTATTACTTTTTTATCAAATGAATTATTTTTTAATTCGATGATTTTCATATAATATAATAAAATATAATAAAAAATAATAAAAAATAATAAAAAATAATATATTTGTATAATTAGCAATAGTATTTGTTTTTTTATTTGGTTTATTTTATTACAGTAATTCTTTAAAAATATATGAAAATCTATCTAATAATTCCGAAGAAAATCTATCTAATAATTCGGAAGAAAAAAAACCGTCTAATTACAGATGTCCTAATATGTTAATTGAAAAAGATGGTAAAATTCTATTATTTAATTCTAATATTGCTCTTGTTCCTGGCGTTAATCCTGTTCAATTTAATAATTTAGAAGAGTATGCTGAATTTATTGAATGGCAAAAATCTCAAAATATAGATTGTCCTGTATTATATCTTCAATACACCACAGATACACAAAATAATGATTTATTTCAAATAAAACCCTCTATATTTGAAAATTCAGGAGGATTATCAAATACTAAATCCGAAACCTTACCCGGAAAATTATCTAAAGATTATTACGAAAAAAATAAAATGCTTGATGCTACATTAAATTCTACTCCAAATTCTAAATTTAAATTTAATAGTGGTATGTATTCTGGATATGACCAATATAATCAAAATGTCGGGGTTAATACTCCATTAGATTTTTTATATGTTGAAAAAACAATTGAATCTAGAAATCCAATGGATCCTAACTGGGGTGGAAAAAAATATACAAAAAACGCATTAAATAAAGGTGATTATGAAGATAGACAAATATATAGATATAATACTCCAGAAATTCAAACTAATTTTACTGATATTATTAATCATTAAACAAAAAAATACTTAAAGATTTATTATACAATTATTTTATAAGCGTCTGTAGTGTAGTGGTTATCATATTTGCCTTCCAAGCAAGTGTCCCGGGTTCAATTCCCGGCAGACGCATTAATACATATTATAATAGTATAATATGTATTAAAAAATTATATAAAAATAATATTATATTTATACCAATGTTTCTAACAATTACATATGCATTATTATCAATAAATAATATAAATAATATTTTACCACCAATAAATAATATTTATTATACCGCTATAAATATTCCTTTTGCCGGTAAACAAAATATAATTTATGAAAGAAGAGAAAAATTACTATCGGAACTTAAATTATCCGGTAAAGTTAATGTTAACGGATATATTTATTTTAATGAAAACAATCCGCATGAATATACATTAGATGATAATTTAAAATATATAATTAAAAAATATAAATGTAGTTTATATGACCCAATTTATGATAAAAAAAAAGATATTATTTCATTTAAAATAAGGTTAAATTTAATTAGATATACAAAATTTTTAACTTTACATAAGGTTACAAAGGGATTATAGTAAATTTCGTGTATTAGAGAATGAAAATTGAGAAAAACATATAATATCAGATAATAAAACAATTATTAATAGGGTTTGTAGTATGGAAATACAGATTAACTATGCGGGATGGTTATAAAAAAAGTAAAAAATATTTATTATATATAATCGGCGTTTTACATTTTTTCTCATTTAAAACGCCCATTTTGAATGAGATTTTTTTATTATTATTTCCGTTAATATTATATGACTTATAAGAGGACTTATCCACCATAATTCACCTAAATATTTATTTAATTTTTTATCTATATTTTTCTCTAATAAAATAGTTCCTATAAAACTTGTTAATATTCCTACAGAAAATTTCTCTATCCAATAATCTTTTTTTAGATAAATTCTTAGATAATGTAGTGGTGTATGAATTAATAATAAATGTAATTTTGCTATTATTGGTTTTTTTAACCATATATAATGAATAACTGGTGAAATTAAATACTTTAATTTGTGTGGAATATCTTGCGCTATATGATATATTGAACTACCTATTAATAATCTTTTTCTATTTTCTAAATTAATATTAGATATAGCCAGAGAAAAAAATATATTAAAAAATATACTTAATTCTGGTATATCTATTATATCAGTGGCCCCATGACCTATTATAGGTAGTAATAATGGATAACGCATTGGTTAATTATATCTAACTAATTATATTAATCTTTAAATAAAGATTTAATTTCCTCATTTGGATATTTATAAAACAAATCAGGTTGGTCTTCATGGCCATCTTTAATTACTTGAAATTTTCCTGTTGTCGTAGATAGATTATAAATATTGAAATTATCATTTAAATTAAATTTATTTGTTCTTGTTGATAAATTTACACTAATGCTACCTTCTAAACCACTAATTATTCTGTGGAATATACCAGCGGGCCATACTATCATTGCGGCGCCATCATAATAGAGTTTATCGTTTTTATATACTTTATCAGGTGTTACAATAAATGACGCTTTAGTTAATGTTTTTGCATCAAAAATATCAATATATCTTGTTCCTTGTAAAACTAATAAATTATCATCTTGGCCCGAATGCATATACCAAGGACGTTTAATTGGTGGAACTGAATCTTCAACTGGTCCAGGTGAAAGTGAATTTGGACCATGGATTACTCTATCTATTCCGTGAATTTTTGGAATATCAGATGGAACCATTTCATCAAATTTAACTCCTTTTGTCCTACGTAAATTTCTTAACGGAACCAATCTGTACAACATTTTTAAATTAATATTATTAATATTTTATAAATTATCAATCATAGAAGTAATAGTACTTGATAATTCAGTGTATCTTTTACATTTTGAACAATTATCATTATTATTATCGTCTATTAATTTCTCTACATCAATCGTTCTATTACCTTTATTTTCTTCTAGCATATCCATCATACATTTTGCACATTCTAAATTTATAATTTTTTTTGTGTTTGTTAATAAAGTTTTAACTTCTTTCTTTCCGTCTAAACCACCAATTTCTTCTGTTAAACCGCGTAATTTATTTTCAATTGTTTTTAATAAATCATCATCTTTATTAAATTTATTTTGTTTTAATTTACTATTTGTAAATCCTTCTTTATTTGAATTTAAATTTGTGTTCTCTCTAAAAGATAAATTTTGAACTACTCTTTGTTGATAATTAAAACAACTAAAAATTATTATTATAAATAAGACTGCTAAAACAGTATAGGCTATATTTTTATATAATTCCATCTTAAAATTCATTATTATATATACAATTAGAATTTATATTCTAAATTAATAAGTATTCTTTTATATTTTGAACTACATTTTTTGAAATTTTCCGATTTGAACTTTCTAGTTTGAGATAATCTATACATTCTCCATCGTTTTCTAATGCTACTATTAAATTTTTTACAGTTTTATACTTATTTATTATTGCTCTTGCGCTTTGATTACTTACATTAGGCACCTGCATCAACATAATAATATTTATATTCTCTCGGGTAATATTTGCTTTTTTTGCTGTTTTTATTACATTTACATATTCTTCAGATACCTTTTGTGGAGAATCTTCTATTTTTATACATTCTTTATAATAAGAATCTTTGTTATTTTCTCTCAATAATTTATTTACAAAACCATTTATTATTTCTGCCGATTCTATATTATTTACTGAATTTAAAATTGAAAATCCTTTATAATAACTAATAGATACAAGCGACGAATACAAAGTCTTTTTAAATTTATCATTTTTATAATTTATTATATTGCCTTCTATCAAATAATATATATTATGATTTGGTAATGAATTTCCATCTAACCTAAAAGATTGTTCATTATATCTACCGTCTTTTATACTTGATTCTAAATCAGATAATGATTTTCTTTCAATTATAACTAACGTTTTATCATTTTTTTCATCATAAATAATATAATCTCCTAATTCTAAATTTTTTAATTCTATTGTATATTTATTATTTTCATTTAAAACATTCAAATAATTAATTATTTCTTTCGGTTCCCTATTATCAATATATAATTTCATTAAACTAATTAGCCTTTAATTTTTAAATAATTATTTTTATAATATTTACAAAAATAATTATCAACTTAATGAAGTAGTCTTGTGCGTCCAGTGTGGAACGATCCAAGCGTATTAGGACCGGTCCATAAATTTAAATATTTAAGGCAAGCGGCTCCGTCGGCGCAACTTTTACCTAAACCGCAACCAGCATCGCGTGAATTTCCATTTGCTGTAATTTTTCCTCCGATTTTAGTATGTTGGTTACCGGCTGTTAAACCTACTTTATATCCAGCAAGACCAGTAACATTAGGTCTTACATTTGTTGTGGGCGGTAAACCAGCCATACTACCATACGCGCAAGTGTTATTAGTATATAAATTACTTGATCCGATCAAATTTATACGTGGCATCTTTTTTATAATATTATAATATATTTTTTTTATTTTTAATAAAATTGTTTTAATTTATATTAAAAACAATATACTAAATATAAATATTATGTCAGAATCAGTTATGGAAAATTTATGCTTTAAAGATGATAATACTGATAATGAATCTGACCCAGAACCTAATAATATTACTAATGATGATAATATTATTAATTCTGAAGAGTTAGTATTTAATCCTTATAACCCATTAAATAAAGAAATTCAAATTAATCATGTCCAAGAGATTTTAAAAAATTATGGAATTTTTGCTAAACCCTTTAATATGGATCTTTATAAAAGAGCATTTATCCATCGTTCATATACAAAAAAACCTAAACTTGAAAATGATGAATCTAATATTATTATTGTTGAAAAACCAGAGGATTGTTTACCTCTTAAAACCAAATCAAATGAAAGATTAGAATTTATAGGAGATGGTGTTCTTGAATGTATTACCAAATATTATTTATATAAAAGATTTCCTAAAGCAGATGAAGGATTCATGACAGAAAAAAAAATTGCTCTTGTAAAAAACGAACATATTGGAAAATTAGCATTTGAATTAGGATTACATAATCATTATATTATATCCCGTCACGCAGAAGAAAAAAACATTAGAAGTAATCTAAAAAAACTTGGATGTTTATTTGAGGCATTTCTTGGAGCAATATTTCTTGATTTTAATCGGATTGATATTAAAGATGAATATGGATGGTTTGAACATATATTTAATTGTGGACCTGGACTACAAATGGCTCAGGTTTTTCTTGAACATGTCTTTGAAAAACACGTTGATTGGACAAAACTAATTGCTAATGATGATAATTATAAAAATAAATTACAAGTAATAATCCAGAAAGAATTTAAATTAACACCTGATTATGTTGAATTACAAAACAAAACAGAAGGTGAAGTTGATAAAAGTTATATTATGGGTCTTTACATTAGTTTTGGAAGAAATATTCATAACTGCGACATTAATAACGCCATTGACTTTAAAGATTTAAAAACATTCAAAGCAATCCATGAATTATTAGAAAATAATCCCAAATTATTAATATTTATTACTAAATCAGAACATAAAATTAAAAAAAAGGCTGAGCAGTCTGCATGTGATAATGCTATTAAATTAATAGAACAATATAATAAACCTAATTAATTTAGTAAATATATATTTAATTAAATGTATTAAACTATATTTTATATATATATAGTTTAATATGGACATTATTGATGAAAAAATAGATTTACTTAAAGTTAAACCTTTACCTAAAAAATCTGTTCCATTTAATTTTTTTATTAAAAAAAAACAAGATATGCAACTACCAACTATTATCGATAAAACCGGGGAACAACTTATTAATGCTGAACAATTTATTAATAAAATACAAAATAAAACTGGTATATATGATTCTAATAAATTATCTATTATTAAACCGATAGAAACATTTAAACAACCTATTCAAGAAGTAGCTAAACCAAAATCACTTCTTGAAAATATATTTACTGAAATAGTTAAGACAGATGAATTAATTAAATTATTACCATTTGATACTACTGGTAAAACTAAAAAAGATAAATCTAAATTACCAGATTTACCGGATGTTGAATCACTAAAAAAAACAGAATATATGAAGAAATCCAAATTAATCGCAGATTATGAACCAAACGATGATGATGTTATAGGCAATTCAAAACTTAAAGATAGATTACCTAAACTTAAATCAAATATATTAGTTCATGCCCCTAATTATTATTTATATAATAGAGAAATATTTATCAATTCGATTAATAAATTATTCTTACCATATAAAGAAGAACTTTTACAAGAAGAAAAAGATATTGCTGATGGCAAAATTACTGTTAGTTGCGATGAATCTCTCAAAAAAGATTTTTCATTATTAACTCATCAAAAAATTGTTCGCGATTATATTAATTTATTTACACCATATAGAGGACTTCTACTATATCATGGTTTAGGTTCTGGGAAAACATGTTCTTCTATTGCTATAGTTGAGGGTATTAAAAATGACCGTAAAATCTTAGTAATGACGCCTGCTTCTTTGCGAAACAATTATTATGAAGAACTCAAAAAATGCGGGGACTATTTATATAAAAAAAATCAATATTGGGAATTTATTGATACCACTTCGTCGCCTGATTTAGTCAAATCTCTCAGTTCTATTTTAAAAATACCCGAAGAAACTATTAGAAAAAATAATGGAGCGTGGTTTGTAAATGTCAAAAAAGAACCTAACTATGAATCACTCGTTTTTGATGATCAGAAAAAAATTAACGAACAAGTTAATTTAATGATTTCATATAAATACGAATTCATAAATTATAATGGTTTAAGAAATAGTCATCTCGCATCACTAACTAATAATTATACTATTAATCCTTTTTCTAACAAAGTTTTGATTATTGATGAAGCACATAATTTTATTAGTAGAATTGTTAATAAACTATCCACACCATCTTCATTATCTATGAAAATGTATAATTATTTAATGGAAGCTGAAAATTGTAAAATTATACTTCTCTCTGGAACACCAATAATTAATTACCCCCACGAAGTTGCTATTTTATTTAATATTTTAAGAGGATATATTTATACTTTTACTACCAAAATTATTGATACCAAAGCAAATGGTAAAACCATTACACAAGATTATTTAGTTGATTTATTTCAATCAAAAGGCATATTTAATCATATTGATTCAATAGAATTTAATTCTCTCACTAAAGAACTATCTATTACCAAAAATCCTTTTGGTTTTGTAAAATCGTCTAATGATTCTAATAAAAAACTTGAATTTTCAACCGAAACTTTTTATGTTGCCGAATTTAAAGAACAATTATTAAATTCTCTCAAATCTCAAAATATTAACATAGAAGGGAATAATATTAAAATTAATCCATTTAAATCACTACCAGATAATTTTGATGCATTTAAAGATTTATTTATTGATACTAAAAATCAAATGAAAAATACCAACATGTTTAAAATGCGCATTATAGGTTTAACATCTTACTTTAGAAGTGCTCAAGAACAACTTATGCCTAGATATGAAGATGATGAAATTCAAATTTTACAAATTCCCATGAGCGATTTCCAATTTGGTCAATATCAAGAAGCTAGAATACAAGAAAGAAAACTTGAGAAAAATAATAAATCTAAAAAAGGTAAAAATAAATTACAAAAAGACGAAATTTATAGCGACAGTGTATCCACTTACCGTATCTTCTCTCGTGCATTTTGTAACTTTGTATTTCCAAAACCCGATATTAAAAGACCAATGCCTAACAAAGATGATACTATTGAAGCCGCTATTGGCGCTATTGAAGATATAGAAAATGTTGCCGAAGATATATTAGACGATACCAACGCACAAAACAAACTTGATGATATGGATAATAAATTAGAACAAGAAGATTTACAAGATATTAAAAAACAATTAAGTCAAGTTAAAGATACTTCTTATAAATCTAGAATACAAAAAGCTCTTTCCGACCTTGAAAAAAATTCTTCCAAATATTTATCACTTGATAAACTCGCTACTTACAGTCCTAAATTTTTAACTATGTTAAATAATATACTCGATACATCTAATAGAGGTATACATTTAATATATTCACAGTTTAAAACACTAGAAGGTATTGGGATTTTTAAAATTGTTTTAAAAGAAAATGGTTTTGCTGAATTTAAATTAAAAAAATCTACTACTGGCGAATATTCTTTTGAACTAGACCCCAATGATATAGGAAAACCCATGTATGCTTCATATAGCGGTGATGAAACTTCTGAAGAAAGAGAAATTATTAAAAATGTATTAAATAGTAATTGGAAAGTTGTTCCGTCTAATATTGTTACTCAATTAAAAACTATTAATCCAAATAATTTTTATGGAGAAGTCATTAAAATTTTAATGATTACATCATCTGGTGCTGAAGGTATTAGTTTAAAAAATGTTAGATATGTTCATATTACCGAACCATATTGGCATCCCGTTAGAAATCAGCAAGTTATTGGGCGGGCTAGACGTATTTGTAGCCATAGTGACCTTCCTAAAGAATTACAAACAGTAGAAGTATTCTTATATTTAATGAAATTTACCGAAAAACAACTTGAATCTATTTCAATTGACTTAAAACTTAATGATCTTAGTAAAAAAGATAAAAAACGAGTATTAACAAGTGATGAATTCTTATTTGAAATATCTTCCATTAAAGAAGAACTTAATAAAGAATTATTAACCAATGTTAAAAAATCAGCTATTGATTGTAGTATTCATTCTAGATCTTCATCTAAAGAAAAAATTACTTGTTTCACTATTGGTAATGCTACCGAAGATAAAATGATGTATGTTCCAGATATAAAAACACAAGATACAGATAAAGTTATGCAATTAAATAAGAAAAAAGTTACAATTAAACTATATAAAATTAGAAATACTAACTATGGATTGGACAAAGAAAATAATAAAGTATATGATTATGATGCTTATTCCAAAGGTGAACTTATACATATTGGTAATTTAGTTACTGAAAAAGGTAAAAATAAAGTTGTTCTTAATGATTAATTTATAAGAAATAAAAATTAAATCATACTAATTCTAATTTGCTCATTATTTTTTCTTGATTCTCTAACATTTTATCCAAAAGTTTACTTATATTATCTAATTTAACATTTGAGTTTAATTTACTTTTTTCCTTGTATTTACTTTCTTCCTTGTATTCGCTTTCTAATAATTTACTTATACTTTTCAATTTTTCACCTTCCTTTTTCAATTCATCTACTTTTTTATTAACCCCTTCATTTAAATTTACTACTTCAGATTCCAATAATTCTTCAATAGATTCTATCTTTAATTTTGGTACTTCATCATTTTTAGATTCATTCATAATATTATCTGGTTTTATTATTTTTTTATCAGGAATTTCTATTTTATCGCTAGTTATATTTCTTTCTTTTTGCATTTCTTCTAATATTTTATTCATTTCAATATTATCAATTGGTTTATCAATATTATCTGTAAAATCTATTTCTTTAGGTTTATCAAGATTTATTAACTCGTTTAATGAAGTTTTATGATTTTCCAAATTTTTATCAAAAACTTTTATTTTTTCATCTTTAAATTCGGATTTGGTATTTTTACTTTCAAGTAATTTTTTTTTTAAAGTTAAAATTTCTGTATTTAAATTTTTCAATATTTCTTTATTTATTTCAATCATTTCTTTATTTTTTGTATTTTTTGATACATTACTAATAACAGATTCAAATATTATTTTTACTTTATCTAAATTATCATCTGGTATTCCTTGAAAAATATTTTTTTCATATAAAATATTCCACAAAAATCCTTTATTTTTTTCACTAAGTATATAATCCATAATTATATACTAAATTTTTATTTTTAAATATAAAATTTAGGTAATTTATTTTTCTTTTTTATATTTATTTATGGAAGGAGCATGTGTCTATTTCAATAAAAATTATCATTCAGTTTTTAGTAATGTATAAAGAAATAGAAAATAATAAAGTCTTATATTTTACTTATTCAAATGGAATTTGTTATCATAAATTTATTATAAGTAAATTATTAACACAATTGTTGCCTGATAATTGCGTTCATATATTATATTCTTTACCATATTTACTCTCCTCTTTAGAAACTACATTAAATAATTGGGTTTCAATAGCAATTAATAGATTAAATATGTTAAATAAAGAAGATGAGCGTAAAAAAATGATAAAATGTTTAATAATACTGTTTATAATTTAAATATACATATGAAATTTACTGATTTTAATGAGTGATTCAAAAAAAAATAATAATAACATATTTATAATGGTTAAAAACAAAATTAAAAAATATAAGAAAAAAGCTGGAACTATTAGTGAAACTAGAAAAAAACAAATTAAATCTTTAAAACAACCAGAATTAGAATTAGAAAAAGTAATATCTGTTAAAAAAATACAATCATTAGCCAGAAATAAATTAACTAGAAAAAATGAATCTGTTAAAACATTACAAAATGCTTATACTAAAGGAATTTCTACAAGAAAATCTAACGCTGCTACTAAATTACAATCTTTAAAAAGAGGAGAAACAACTAGACAACATATAAGACGACTACAATTGTATAAAAGTCTTCCTCTAGAATTACAAGACGAAGTAAATGAATATTATAATAAAATTGATATTTTAAAACTACAAAGCAATGAATTATTGTTAGAAGGAGTAATAGAAGAAAATTTAAGAAAAGTAAAATTTGCATTAGACAATTATGGAGATGTAAATGTTATTGATAATTCTGGCAAATCATTACTTCATATAGCTGTTGTAAAAAAGAATATTGAAATAGTAAATTTATTAATAAGTGCTGGAGCAGCTGTAAATTATAAAAATGAATCAGGTGCTACACCAATTCATATAGCAGTATCAAAAAAGAATATTGAAATAGTAAAATTATTAATAGATGCTGGAGCAGAGCTAAATGTTAAAAACTTTGCTGAAAATACACCACTTAAAGTAGCAAAAAACAATGGATACATAGAAATACAAAAATTATTAATAGATGCTGGAGCAGAAGAAAATAACAATATACCTGTAAATGAAATAACTCAAAAAAAAGAAAGAGAAAAACAAAAGGATAGATTTCAAAATCATTATGACATAAATCCTGCTATAAAAAAAGGAAATATTGAAGAAGTAAAAATATTACTCGAAAATGTTATTAAAATTAATGCACTAGATTATAATGGACATGCACCAATTCATATAGCAGTAGAAAAGGGGGATATTGAAATAGTAAAATTATTAATAGAAAAGGGTGCAAATATTAAAATACTACAAAATAATGGAAAAACACCACTACATATAGCATCAGATTATGGGCGCCTAGAAATTGTCAAATTATTACTCCAAAATGGTGCAGATATTACAGTAAGAGACGTATATGGATACACACCACTACATACATCGTCAACTGCAAAACGCAAAAACCTAGGAGTAGTGGAATTGTTACTTGAAAACAAAGCCAATATTGAAATACAAGACACAAATGGATATACCCCACTAGATTATGCTTCAGGGAAGGGAGGAGACCTAGGAATCTTAAAATTGTTAATTGAAAACGGTGCAGACGTTAATGCGAAAAACAATTTTGAATCAAAGTCACCACTACATATAGCATCATATATGGGAAAACTGGAAACTGTAAAATTATTACTCATATATGGTGCAGATATTGATATAAAAAACAAAGATGGAGCAACACCACTTCATGAAGCATTATATGGGTTACATGACGACAGAGAACACCTTAAATTCATAAAAAATAAATACCTTAAAGTCATAAAAAAGGAACACCTTAACGTCATAAAATTGTTAATAAAATTAGGCGCAAATATTGAAGCGAGTGACATTGATGGAACAATACCACTTCAATTAGCATTGGCAACGGGAGATATTGAAATTGTCAAATTATTAAAAAATGCAGTAAAAGAAAAACGCCAATCCAGTAAAAAATATCAAGAAAGTAGAAAAAAAATTCAAGAAAGTAGAGAGCTTAGAGAAAGTAGAGAGCTTAGAAAAAGTAGAGAGCTTAGAGAAAGTAGAGAGCTTAGAGAAAGTAAAAAAGCACAAGGAAAAAAGAAAAAGAGAAAAAATTTACGCAACCATTAATATTATTATTAAATTTTTAAATAATATTAATTACTATTATAATATTTTATTCTATAATCTCTCATTACTTCATCTGATATTCTATATTTTTTAAAATATTCCGGTTTTTTTACTCCTTTTAACAGTTCAATTATAAAATATAAACAATAAACACCACATTGACCATCTTTGAGTTGATGTTCTTTACCTTCATTTGTCATAAACTTAAAATTAATTTTTAATCTGTTACCTTGTTCTATTATTCTATCAGCTAATACTTTTATTCTTTTTGGTATTTTATCACCATTACTATCAAAATAAAAGATAAAATGTTTTTCTATATCTACAAATAATGCTATCCAATGAGAACCATCTTTATAATGAGGATCCATGTTAAATATTATTCCAATTTTTGATTTTTTATTTATATATTTACTTAAATCAAATTTACATAGTCTTTCCCATACGCACGTTCCAAATAGTTTTTTATCATCAAAATCTATTGGTGATGGACCTATGAAAACAAAATCATTATATTTTTTTTCATATTGAGACATTACTTTGATTATATCTATACTAGATAACCATTCATACGGTTTATCTTTCCAAGAATCTGGAGAAAAAGGTCTGAAAATATTCTTTACCAATACATCTTTATTTATTTTTGAATTAAATGTTTGATCATTTAACCAACATAATTCATTATAACACTTATTTGATAAATTTTCTTTTAAAAATTTCCATATTTTTTTTGGATTATTACTAGTAATTTTATTACTATTTTTATTATTCCATAATTTTTTCATATTTAATATTTCTTCTTTACCATAACAACTCATACCTTTTAAACTATTTATTACTTTACTCTCTTGTTTCGGCGCACATTTTAATGTTTTAAATTTTTTACTTTTATATTTTCTTGTATTTTTTGTCATACTATTAATATATATTAATATTATTTATATTATTTATATTATTTATATTATTTATTGTCGTTTTTTTGGAAGAATTATTGGTTTATTAACTGTATTTATTA